TTTCGGTTTCTCATAAACGTCAAGACCACCCGAACTTTCAATTGGGTCCTCATAAGTTAGAGTTTTGAGTTTAGACGGAGCAATAAGTGTTCCTGCTGAACCAATGAAGTCACAGTTGTGATGGATTATCCCATCACCATAATAAACATTCCCACCACCAACCTCAACCAAATCGTAAAGGTCGATGATCTCTTCAACCACCTCGTTATATGCTATAACTCTTCCATCTAACACATCTCCCACTTTTAGTAAAGCAGGTTTCACCCTATTCTCACCAAAGGAGTGGTTCTCACTCACTCTGATTTCACCACCATCCTCAAAGATAATGTGGTTATGTGTCGGTTTGGTTAGTTTCTGAATTCCCCTGAAAGGTCGAAATCCAGTTGGAGTTCTAACCTCAAATCTGGTGTTAGTTCTAAACATTGGTCCAGGACCTCCCAGTGATTATGTTGTAAAGATTTGGTTGGGTAATTTGAAAAAGTGTGTGGAATGTGTTAGAGAACGCCCGCTCATAAGTGAGAACCCTTCCGTTTCCTTGAACTTGTCCAACATTGGGAAGTGGTGGTTTTTCAGAAAACATCCGTCTAATCTCTCCAACATCATCAGCAGAGAGTTTGGATGAATGGATTTTACCCCTTCGTGCATCACTCCACTTTTGTTTCTGCTCCAATGTGTGGCATTTCTTGCCCTTATTCCATGGAACAAATCCATCCTTCGCACGCCTCATCTTCTCTCTGCTTTCTTCCGAATAGACCATTCCCAATGTTGAGAAATTATCATTATTGTGTTGGTTGAGGCAAAACTCATCCGTTTTATACTTATCACCAATCAACTCTGTTTCTTCACGCAACATTTCCTCACCACACTCAAACACATTGAGAATGGTTTTCTCATAATGAGTAGTGTTCCACTTTTCTTTGTGTGTTTTAGGGGAACCCCAATAAACATCAGACTTTGGATCCACTTTGGATTGACGGGATCCATAATAATAATACCCATCGACAAACTGGATTTTATAGGTGTAGAAGTATTTCATCATTCCTCCATTTTAGCATAAAGATCTTCCATAGTCATCCATGCAGTCAATCCGGTTTCGTTGTCTAGAACTTCCACCTTTGTTGGACCCCACACACACTCAAATTCCTGTGCGAACTGCTGTTGTGAAGTATTAGCAATCGTCTCCTCTTTCCACTTCTCGTCCCTTCCCGGAACTTCACTCCAATGAGCGGAAATTGGAAAGTAACTATTTCTCTTCTTCTCTGCGTCATTCCATAGACGATAGAAGTGGTTCATACCGTTTGGTGTCGAAACGATAATAACCTTAGTGCTCCTACCAGATGAAATAGTAGGATATACAGACGCGAAGAAGTCATCCGCCATCTGCGTCGGAACGAACGCAAATTCGTCCAACATAACGATGTTATAAGAGAAACCCCGGACTGCGCTACTTGAGGTGGATGATGCGGTAATGCGAGAACCGTTCTCTAATTCAATAGAACCTTTGTTCCAGGTGATAATACCTTGCTGCAACCATTTAGGTAGGTTCTCATACGAAATCTGCAACTTCGCCATAAGTTCGAATGCCGTCTCGCGTTTGTTAGCAAGAATAGCGATATTGATATTATCTCGGAAGATTGCCTGATGAATAAGGTAGGCAGTTGTGATAACAGATTTACCCGACTGTCGAGGTAGTTTGCAAATAGTAAATCGATTATTATGAAAACTATTTACGAGTTCTTTCTGGAAAGGATAAGGGTGGAAAGGAATAATACCATGATCCAGCGAGATAACCTTTACATACTTGGAGATGAAATACTCAGGATCCTGCGAGCACTTAATGAACTCCTTTACCTGTTCCTGAGTAAATTCAAACTGCTCACCCCGACTCTTCAATAAAGGGCTGCCCTTATATGAACCTTTATTCAGGTCGTCTCTATTACTGTGTTCACTCATAACAAGATAATAAAAAGGAGGGGTTGTGCCCCCTCCTATTTATCAGGTTGTCAGCACTTCCATTTTCTACGGGCCTTACAGATGCGCTTGTCTGGATCCTTGGAGCAGTCGATGTTGTGCATCTTACGCTGCCCATCGGAGCGTGCACAGAACGAATCGCGACGCTTACCACCTTCAGGTTGCGGGCGCTTCAAGTCGGATCCGGGGTTTGCACGCTCATAAGACCTGCGACCCTTCTCGTTCAGACCACCTTCGGAGTTCTGACCTTCCTTACGAGTCCATGCTGCTGCTTCACCAAACTCGATGACTTCTTCTTCACCAGTGTCGTGGTTGGCAATTAGAACCTCATAGGTTCCATCTTCCTGCAGAATAGGAGCACAGAGAGGTTCACCCATCTCATCGGAGATCTCCTCGAGGATCATGGCATCCGCATCACTCAGAACGACCCAGTCATCAGCAGAGACCATGCTGTAGTTCTCAGTCATAGGTGGAACAACAACCATGCTGTTGTTACCCTGATCGCGGGAAGGATAATAGGCAAGGAGACGAGCGCGGGGGTAGAAGAGTTCCACTGCCTTCTGCATCTCTTCCTGTGAGGGGCGATGGGCGGTAGGCCAGAAGAACTTGAATGTCTGGCGGCCGCCACGGAACAGGAAACTCACATCGTAAACGATGCCCATCTTATGCATCAATTGTGCTTCAGTGAGTGGGTACACACCACATTCCTCAACCTCTTCCTGAGTCAGAATCCACTTATCAGGATAGACACCGTGCTGCGCCTTGAACTCGCGATTCAGTTCCTTTGGGAGGATGGCATTCTCAGCACAGACTTGGCGGGTTACAGCGTCAACAGACTGCCAATCAAAGGCACCAGCAACCAGAAGTGCATCCTCAAGAATGCCAATGAGGTCTACGGTAGTATCCTCCTTCATTCCCCAAGCCTTAGCACGGGCGTTCTGGAGGGCAAGTTTATCCTTCTCGGCGCGGGTCAGTTTCTCACCAGCGTCTTCTTTATTATGAAGGGCGTTGAGGTTCTGCTTAATGTTGTCCATAGCACCCTTACGCTGTTTGCGTGTAGGTTCTGGTCCATCCTGGGTGGTCTCTTCCTTGACCGCTTTGGATTTGGCTTCTGCTTTCTTGCGGGCTTTGGTTCGGGGGGACTCGTAGTCCATAGAACCTTCTTCTTTCTGGCGCTTGTAGAACTCACGGCCAGCAGCCATAACGCTAGGTGAAGCCTCACTCAGACCAAAGGACTCAAAGATGCGTGCCTGATACTCCTCTAGGGTCTCCTCAGCGGGTTCCTCAACGCTCTCCAGGGAGAGGGAAGATGTATTAGCGTAATAGTTACCACCAGTCGCAGAAGACTCGTTACCAGCGCCCCCAGGGGGTACTGGCGAATTCTTGCCTGAGTTACCAGAAGAGCGCATACCAGCAAGAGAACGGGTAATTGCTTTAATGTTCTCCCGTGAGGCAATAGTGCTAGGGATGGACTTGGGAGCGATCTCCTCAGGTTTGGTGGGAGCATCGATGACCTTAGTCTTGTAGGTCTCGATGGCACGATCCGCCAATGAAGTATCCACCTTGGGTTTCTCAACCTTGGGTTCTTCCTTTACCTTGGGTTCTGGTGCTTTGATCTCGATGTCCTTGATCTTGCCTTTGAGATTCTTGATACTCTCAGAAACGACTTCCTCGACGCCACCATCGGCATCGGCAAGTTCGTTCAGGTAATCGGAAAAGTTAGAGTCGCTCATAGTCGCACTTATTTCATAGAGTTATTTAGGAGATCTCAACTGCTGACTTGATTGCCGCGTTGTTGGAGACCCTTCTGCTGAGCACCAGTATAAGTTTGAACTTCAGCATTACCAGCTGAGCTGAAAGCCTTCTTAGTGAGTCCAGCTGCGCCGCTCCCTAGGTTCTTAAGGTGCTTACCTAAGTTAAGTTTCTTCCTTTTCTTCTTCTTCTCCTGTGTGGGTTGAGTGGGTGTGGGTTGAGTGGGTGTGGGTTGAGTGGGTGTGGGTTGAGTGGGTTTGGGTTCATCAACTTTGACTTTGACCTTTTCCACGGGGGGTTTACGTAGAACGGGTTTGCTCTGCTTCGCCTTGACAATTTCTGAACCCTTATTCTTGGGTTCCACCTTCACCAGTTCTCCTCCCTTCTTGGCAAGTTTGTCTGGGGAGTTCTTGATTCCCTGCGACCACTTACCGATCTGTGACTTACGGAAATCAGGTTTGCGCTCAGGTTCCTGTTTTGGAGCGGGAGCCTTGACAATCGCCGTACTTGTATTATTTGGTTTTGGTGTGTTATTGGTTGGTGTGGTGGCAGGAGCGGGGGGTGGTGTGGGATCCTTTGGTTTGTCTTTAAGTACCTCCTTATTTGGATCGAATCCTTTCGCCTTGGCCTCACGGCGGCGCTGACGGTCCTGGGCGATCTTACGTTGTGCGTCAGTACCACCCGTAATTTGATTCATGTCCTTCATCGACATGACTTCCATAAGTTCTTGGTAAGTTTTCATGACTATCAGTTAAACGAAATGTCGCCGCGGGCATAGGTCGCGGAACCCTTAACACTGGTAACGCCAGAGCCGTCAAACTCCGCCAGAGTTGTGATGTTGCCATAGTTATCAGACAGTGTCAGATCTGCCTTATCCACGTTCAACTCGTCGATCTGCGTCTGATCAAAAGCTGTACCGTTGGCAATAAACAGGCTGTCGAGACGGGAGTACCAACCGGTCAACTTGTCGTAAGCGGCCGGATAACCAGTAATACCATTAGCTGCAGCAAAGTCACCAAGTCTGAGAGCCGAAGGTGTCGTAGAGCTCGTCATGTATGTGTCTACGTTAGTGCTGCTGTATATCAGCACACCATCAACATATACCTTGTAGGTGTCGGTACCCGCGCCGTCGTAAGTGATGACAACAAGGTCGCCAGCCTCTCCAATCTTCCAGCCGTTTGTCTGGATGTTCCAGGTCGCTCCGTTTGTGCTGGTCGTAAATGGGCCAGAGTCAAAGTCACCGTAAGCAAGATATTCATACGGAGAGGCACCGATACCAAATCCAGTAATTGCGTTAATGAAATATCCAGCGCCGACAGGGGAAAGCATCTGGTTGTATGCACCGTGCGCGATCCAGTCATCAGCAAGAACAAAGCCGTAGCTCCAGTCAGTATCCCTGGATCCGAAGTTATCGAACTCGGAGGCTGATGGCGTGATCTCCAGGTAATGGGAAGAACCCAGTCCTGAGTGATAATAACCACCGGCGGTGGCGGCTCTCTTGCCAGCAACAATGCTGGATACCGCGGCTGCTTTCTGACCAGAGTCGCTCATAAACTGAGTGGAACTATTGCCAATGACACTACCCTGAGACGGTAGCGTGGCAATATTTTGCCATTCGTATACGCCATCGATACCGCTGCTCGAGTTATACTTGAACGCAAGTAACTGATCGAGGGTGAAGTTATAGAACGCAATACAGTTGGCAGTATCAGCCTCGGTGACTCCAATGTCAAACGTATA